ACATTACCGCATTCTGCAAAGTCGGATATTCCAGTTCGGGAAGGTCGGGAGTATCGAGCTTAACCCGCCAATTCTTTTTATCGGTATCTAGGATTACATCCGCTTGTCTGCTTCCTACTTTTACCACTACCTTCTCGCCTCGAGGTAATCCTCTGCCCATTTTATATTGTGTTTTCATTTCGCTAATTCCTTTTCCACCGCCTTAATAAATTGTTTAAGCGGGTCTTTGTGCATCTTGCGGATTCGAGCATTTCCGATCTGTGCGGTTAGAATATCCAGCCGCTTATATGCTTCAGCTATTTGTTCCTTTGTAATCGCCATCTTTCGTCCCTTTCTTCTTATTCCTAAAATCTAAATCACTCTTGGATTTAGGGCGGACCCTCGGCACAGTGGTCCGCACGGTCCGCCCTTCCCCATTCTCCCAAACCGTAGTCAGTTGGTTCTTCGCCCAAAAACGCTCATAAGCTTCACTGACTTCACGCGACAGGTAACTGCCGAAGTCGGCATATGGTTCACTCACTAATGGAGTTCTGCCACTCTTTGACTCGGTCATCTTTTTCCGCCAATTTTTCGATAATTAATTGTAGGCTGAACCTCGCCATAGAAATACCTTCAGCCGAGCTAACCGACTTTAAGCTTTCCTTTATATGCTCCGGCATCGGCACACAAATGGCCGTTCCAGCCGTGTACTCGCCGAGGTAATAATCTTTCGACTTATACCTTACTGACTTCTTCGCCATCCCTGTTCCTCCGTCTTAATATTGCCTTCCTCCTCCTCATCGTCATGCTCGTCTAGGCAGTCATACTGTGCATCATCGGGATCGGGTAACTCCCGCCAAAATTCCCAGCGGTCGGGTGCAAACTTATCCTGACACATGACTTCTCGGATCGTAGTTCTTAAGACTCCGCCATAATTGACAGAGGGCGGTGAAATCGACCCATGCTTTGGCGAGGTCTTCGGGACTGTAGCGGATAACTTCAAAGCGACCCATTTGGGTTGAGCTTATAAAGCAATTGGCTCCGTGTACTCTATGCCCCAACACCTCATCTTCGCCAAATTGGGTTGCGGCATAAGCGGCTATTTGATGAATCTGAAAGTCGTAGGCAGTAATTTTCTGACCCTCCTTCGTCTTTCTAGTTTTCCAGTCTAATATAAACTGCTGACCCTCACTCCCACGCCCCACTATATCCACCGTTCCCGCGAACCCATGCTGTAGATTCACAAGAAGTTTTTCCCTAAGAGTAAATGTCAATTGGTTTTCCTGTTTCCAATCAAGTGCCGGTTGGATATATCCGAGTAGTTCGTCAGGTATATGCTGACCCTCAAAATAAGCCTCAATCGCATCGTGAACTTTCGTCCCAAAGTCTGCCGCCTCTTCGACAGGCTTTTCATGCAGTAGCAAGCATCGATCTGCATAGTTTTCAAAACTCTCGTCAAGCTTCGCCGGATTATCGAATGCTATACGAAGTAGCTGATCCTGTTTCCAACGCTCTAACCCTGGCTTGGCAAACAGGCCAAGAAGAGTTGTCACGGATGGAAATAGTCCATGCTTCTTAGCATCTCGAAGGGTGGTATTTCGTTCGCCATCTCCCTTTGCCCGAGGCATTGTGTGCATGGCCTTTCCCTCTCGGGTGTACCAATGTCCGCCTCCGCCTCGCTTAGGTTTTTCGGTTAGAATAGCCACGGATTACCTCCTTTCCATATTTCCATAAGAAGAGTACCAGGTGAATTAATCGCTTAATATATTTCATCCTAACTTAGCCTCCACTTTTTTTATGATTTCAGAATATTCCCGATCACACTCGATAAATGCTTCCACCTTCTTGCAAGTGTAACAAATATTAGAATGAACTCGGCCGAAGTGTTTTCCGGTTTCCACTACGCCATGCAGTTTTCGAGTGAAATAAATAGCGATTTGACGGGCGAGGGAAACTTTCCTCAATCTCCCCCGCCCATCTATATCACTTACCTCACACCCACATTCGTCAGCAGAAATTCGTTTAATATCCTCGATGGTCATGCTCATAGCACCATGTCAGTTATTACAGCCGCCCATCCGAGTATTAGTAATATAGCTATCGGATTCATCTTAGAATGGTACATTCGTGGACTGAGGTCCGGTAAACTGAGTTCCCATTGTCTGCTGTTGCGGAACGGGCTGTTGTACGGGTTGTTGTACGGCGGGAACCGGTTGAGGCTGATCAACATTCACCTGTGTTGCAGTTTGCATGACCTGACCTTGAGGCACTTGCTGGACAGGTGCTTGCATCGGCTGAACAGGTTGGACCACGGGAGCTTGTTGAATAGGTGCTGGTGCTTCGTCTCCGCTCGGGATGACAAATCTTGACCTGTCAGGCACTTGGGCTTCCATCCCCGCCATGACTGGCATGATGGCCGAGATGTCTGCATACTCCCGACCCTTCTGAGAAGTCTTATGAATGATATTCAGAGTTGCCCCCTTGCCTACCATTGTTTCAGTATCGAATCCGCTGAATGGCATCGTTCCATTCCAGCTTGTCAGTGTTTTGAAGAGCTTAGATTTCTCATTCAGCGAGATAGTCATCTCTCCTGTCTGAATCATTGTCCCATCGGAAAGACCAAAAAGAAAACGAGTGAAGTTTTTAGTCTCAATGACAGATGGATCTTCGTAGCTTGGACGCTGAATCTGCATTGAGTCCTTAACTGCCAAGCAGACTGCGAAGGTTTGCCCAGCGGGGGCTAATGTTGTGAGAGGCCAGCCGGTAATCGGTCCGCCTGTGTTTGATGATTGCTGTAATATAGCCATATGATTTTAGTTTTCTATCTCCATTTTTACGGGTGGAGGCCCATTATTGATTAATAAGAAAGTGTCTTAGTATTAGGAGCGCATCGGCTGTCTTAAGGGTAATCCCCTTAGTCGATGGAAAGAATTGCTTCGCATGGTTCGCTAAAACCTTCTTCCGCTTACCCGAGGTCAACTTAGTTAGCCCGCTTAATCCTTTTTGCCATTCTTGTGGCCGAACTAAGGTGAATGGAATTTCTGCCATCCGCAGAACTCCTTCGAGGAATCCGCATGATTTGCCTAATTTAAACGAGCTACTAGAAGGAATCATCTTACCGGCAAATGGCGGGACCAATTCAACCACTGCCTCGATGCTCGTTACATCGGGATGATCTTTAAGATCCTGAATATGCTCTACAAATTCAAAGTCCTCATCGAGAGTATGCAGATGGATGCTATGCATCCCGCCCCAAGCGATTGCGTAGCCTCCGCTTTTACCTGGATCAATTCCAATGGTAAGCTTCATGCGGCCTCCTCGGAAAAAATAGCAATTACTTTTCTGACATCGGAAGCCAAATAATGCTGGCCTCTTTTCCGAATGCCGAACTCTCGTTTTAATACATTGAGAGCCTTGTCAGACTTTAATCTGAAAATCTCTTTGACCTCACTCTTTGTGAGGAATAAACTGTGATATTGGTTTAGTAGTTTTTCCATTTTGCCGGTTAGTGTTAAAACCGGCTGGAAAAAACTAAGGTCTACTTATCAACTTTTTTTGTTAAAATAGCCCCGTAATGCATATTGTACGAAACTTAATATGCGCCAACCGGTATTTGTTAAGAATTTTAAAGATCAACTTCAACCCATCCACTAGGTTGAAAATACTCTTAAATGGAATGAATCGGATCATGTCAACAAGTTTCTGCATTATCTGCCATAAAAGTAACTTTTTCTCTGTTAATATTCATTTTTGCGTATTTTTCTTTGACTCTTTTATCGTTCTTTTAGCTCGGAGTAAGCGGTAATAATTAGAATCTCCTCGAACTTTTTTCTTACCATAACCAGCCTGGCCGCCAACTTGACCCAAAAGCCTAGCCGCCTCTCGAACCTTGTCCTTACGATCAATGATGGTGTAATTAATTCGTTCTCCAGTTGCACATAGTGTATGTCCATGCCACTCATTATTACTAATTTGTTGTAGGCTGTCACTATTCATATTACACCAAAGTTTCCACTTCCGCTGGACCGCTTCAGGTAGCTTTAGTCTCATATGCCTAAAATCTTGCGCAAAGCACTTACGAGTTTCACCCTTATAGTACAATGTGCAACTTAGGTCGTTTATCCATTTTTTAGTTCCTTTTTTCATTTTATCCTTTCGCTAGTGGTTGCGTACAATATTGGACTGCACACACCTAATCAAGGACTAAATTGCCATAAAATGAACTAATTCTAACGCAAGGGTTAGCGAAAGAAATGGGAGGCTGTTAATAGATTATTTACCGGAATCTTTCGGATAAATTAGCACCGGCACTTGCGGCTGGGGCCATGAAGCGATTACCAGGCATAGCGGGTGCTTGGCGGGTAATGCGATTGGCGGGTTGAGCCTTTGGGGCTTTGGGGTCTGAGGGCATATAGTTTATATTCCTCTCCCCCGCATCGAAGGTTCCCATCTTTTCAAGTTCATCCTCAAGTTTTCTAACTTTCTTGAACATCGATTTGCGCTGATTCTTTGTGTACTTCCCAGTTCCTGAAGAGTTTTGAAGCTCAAGCCTTATAGAATTTATTTCGTCTGATAACTTTTTACCTTTAGGGGTTTCCAATGCTTTAGCTTTAGCCCCCTCAGTTGCTAACCTTGTCTGTTCTTGTGCTAATCTTTCTTGCTGAGTGATTTCTTTCCTTAGTCCCTGTATTTCTTTTCTACGATTTATAATAGAATTGATTCGATCTTTCAACCTTGCGGGTACTCTAAAATCTGTTTCGTTTTCTAGTTTAACGATTGCATCTATCCAATCGCCTGAAGATTCGGAAACATTTCTTTTATCTGATGCTAAAGTAAAATCGGGACTGCGATGGTTAGTAATACTAGATAGCTGTCTATCGTGATCGGTAGCTCTAATTTTAAAAGAATCTCCGTCCTCGCTTGTATATTCTATATATCTTGAACCTTCACCGCTTTCATGCTTACCGATTCTAATATCTAACTCAGCCCCACCCTGTGATTCATTTATTATGCCTTCAAGTAATGATGCTTGGATTAAATGATTCCTATCTTGACTATCTAAAGGGTCTTTCTTAGCAGATAGTTCTAAATCTTTTAACCTCTTTGCGGCCTCGGCTTGCTTCCCCTTCCCCGCACCCGCTTCGGAGGCTGGCATGAAGAGTTTCTCGGTAATCTGCACATCGGCTTCATCGAAGATTACATAATTGTAATCGCCCTCGCCCTTGGATCGGGATGCTCCATCGAGGTATTTGATGCCTGGTATGCCGGCTTCTTTTAATCGCTTGGAGATTTCAGGCTCGGGCATATCTTCGAGTACATTATTTGTGATATCCCGATAGTCTTGGTCCTTACGATATTGCCAGGTATCCTCGCCCTCCTGTCCCCGTAGAAACTTCTTGAGCTTATCCTGTACGCCTTTGGGCTGTTCGCCTAAAGTCTTATCATATAGCAGATACTCGTTCTCCTTGGGGGCTAGTTCGACTTTGTAGAGGGAGCCGCCGTCTTTAATTTTTGACTCTGATTTCTCCTCTAAAACTTTTACAATTGCCTCCATCTCCGAAGCATCTTCTCCTTTACTTTTTGCCCAACTTACCTCCTCCTTATAAGTTTCTATCTCCATTTCTCGAGCATACTCTTTAGTTTCAGAACCTCTGTCCCAAGACTCATCCAATATTTTTGCGGCATGGTGCTTGGGGTTTGCTCCGTCATATGGTTCCCCGTCATACAATTTTTCTGACAGCCCCTTTCGATAGTAATTCGCCACATCCCTCTTCCCCGCGAAGTAAAGCCCATGCCCATAAGCCTGTGCGCCCTCGCCTGTTCCAATCTTCGATGTTCTGAACTTACCCAAGGGTGCGCCCGCTTCGGGGGCTAGGGTGTGCGGTGTGCCGTGGTAGGCGGGGATGAACGCCTTGTTGATTTTATCGTAATCGATGAATCGGGTTCCCGATAGCTGGTCCATCTTGCCGATTCGCTCGATCCGCCTAGAGCGGTAGACATCTCGGGGGTTCTTCTTTCCGAGGCTTTGCCTCCAGGGATTTGAACCGGCTTCCGCTTTTGTGCCACTGCCAAATGCCGAATTTATAAAGTCTGCTTTTGCTTTGGCGATGTTCTGATCTGCATCCAATCCCGTTCTACCAGGTTGGCCGTCTGCATGATTGCGGTGATATCTGTCTAAGTCTTGTAAGAGTTTAACTTTAGCCTGGGCAACATCCGCACCATATAATCGAGTAAGTTCTGCCTGTTGCTGTCTTGCTAATTGATCGACATTCTTGACTAACTGATTAACCGATACGGTCCGCAAGATAATATTATTTTTCTGCGTAATCTCGAATCCATAAGGTACTTCGATATGATTCTCTACCTTGGCATTAACATACTTACCTCCACCCTGTCCGGCGGCTTTAAAGTAGGAAATTAAATATTCGTTTCCACCTTTGTTTTGAATATTAGAATTTACATCTCGAAGTGTCTGAATTTGCTCTTTATTCCAGTTGCCTGATTTTTCGAGCTTATCAATTATAGACTTATCTAAGTATCGACCGACAAATCGGATTTTACCTGTCTTTTTGTTTACTTCGGGGCGAACATGGCCTTCCGGCAATCCCTCATTTGCCTCCTTTTCCTCGATTGCTTCTTTCATCTTCTCCGCAAATGAGCGATTGTATTTACCTTGCTCCCTTGCGGTCATGGCGAGGTTTGGTATTACATTGCCATCTTTATCGATTTGTAGGAGTGTGCCGGCTCGAAGTAATTCAGCGAGTTGGGGGCTTTTAGCAAGCTCGGCAGATTTTATATCAACCACTACTTCTTTTGTGGCTTTCCCGCCTGACTTAATATTACCGCCTTGTATCTCTCCGCTTGCTTCCTGTGCCTGTCTCTTTTGCGGACTCATACCCTCCAACTGATTATTATACTTTCTAACCAGTTCGGTAATCTGCGGATATCTTTTAAGGTTGGAGAATAATTTATTATCGGTAATTAATTGCCCATCGGGTCGAAATGTACCGCCCATCATGGCAAGAGTTTTACGGAGGGCTGGGATATTTTGGACTAGCTCAGTATCAAGGATCGAACCCATAATTTTACCGATTGTACCTTTATTCTTATCTCTGTACTTTCGTTTATCATTAAGTAGAAAGTCAGTCCCATGCTCGGCTACGATTTCACTTACTGTCTGCTCATCAGTCATTATCTTGGCAAGATCGGAATCGGACATTTTATTGCCGTCTGAATCAAGTAAAGTATCTTGTAACTTCTTTCCGTATTCGGATCGGGCTTGTTCAAATTCCATACTGAGGAGGAATCTACGATTTGCCCCTTCGCCTACCATGATTGGATCTCCAACCTTGAGGTCGGGATATCTAGATTTATTCTGCTGGGTTACCCGTTGGACAAATATACCAGGCTTTACGATGACTGGGTTGCCAATCAAAAGGTCGATAAATTTACGCTTTCCACCTGTCTGTTCTAAGTAGTGGGTAAACTCATGGGCTAGTAATGGTTCGATTGCTCGGGGAGAATCTACATTTATAACGATGTCACCGGTTACCCGGTCAAAGTATCCGCCCTCTCCGTCTTTTCCATTACTTACATATTCGATAGCTAGACTGGGATTCGCCACAATCTTATTTGCGACTGCCATCTGAACATCTCGATTTAATTTATTAAAAGATTCCTTTTGCCCGGCTGGAAGGTAGTTCTCTGCATAGTGGTATAAATCTCCATATCGAGCTTCCATGTGATTGATCGGACCATTAAATCGTGCGACCTCTCCACCTACCGCACCAGCAGAGCCAAAGAGCATACCCGCCCCTATTCCACCATAAAATGCTTCAGGCATATCCATCCCGCCACTTGCCGCGAGGCCGAAGGCTCCGCCAACCGCGCCTCCCGCTCCAACTCCTTTTGCCATTCTGCCTGTGGATTCGACATAGCGGCCTAATCCTGATCGGTCTAAAAAGTTTACTGCCACCTGTCCACCTGGTGACATATTTCCGAATGCTTGAAGGCCGCCCATTCTGCTTAATACTTTACCCTCTGCCGCTCCTGTTACTTGTCGGGCAACAGACTCAACCGGTACTAATGCAGTTCTGTCGACTAGCTGGGTAGTCATCTTCTCGGCATCTTTCGATGCGAGTCTAGTAAAGAATGGTAAATCGCTTGCCGGCTTCATGGTTTCCCGTCCAAGGATCGCTGTATTTCTACCGAATCGAGCTAGGAATTGTGGCCCGAGCAATGCACCTACTGCCCCGCCTAATTTACCAAGTTCACTATCGGTAAACTCTCCAGTAAGAGAATATCCGCCGTACCCTACTCCTCCCATTACTCCGCTTTTTATTAATGCGTTTGCCTGTTGCTCGGTCACCTCCATACCCACTTTATCGCCCGCCTTCATTAGCATATTTATGGCGGTTTCTTGCGGAAGTGTTTTTATAAATTGTAAAGCATTACCTAAATATTCTATCGGTTTTCCAATTGCGATAAGTCCAGCTCCTCCCACTTTATTGGTAAGGTTAAGGGGTTGCTTAATGGGAACTTCTTTTAGGGCATCATTAAGGAAATCTTTTAAAGGGTTTCCCATTGGTAAATCGGATGCGAGTTGTGTAAGTGCCATATCCCGCTTGGCCGCTAATGGTTTCAACTTAGCCTTATTTTCGGCAATCTTTTCAGTCACCTCAGTTAAGCCTTTTTCCAATCTTGCTTTTACGGGTGCTTGTTTAATAGACAATCTGCGACTCTTAATGGAGTTATCCCCTACCCTCGATAATGCCTTAGTCATATCGTCTTGTAACTTGGCAAGCTGTAGAGTCTCATTAATTAAAACCTTTTCCGCACCTTTTAAGGTAGCTCGGCCTGTGCCTGTTGCTAATTTAAATGCCGCCCCCATTGGTATAAAATTTGTGGGGTCTGATGGTAACGATCCGCCTCTTGCCGCTTTCATGTCGGGCGTGACTTGCTGGGAACTAATAAGTTGTCTTTCTTCTTCGGACATACCAAGAGTCAAAAACTCGGGTGACATACCAAGAAATCCCTCGGTTACCATCTCAGCGGCCTTACCCTGGCGTTGCTGTTCGAGGTCTGCCTGAGTCTTAAAAAATTCATACGATGAACGAAGATCTTCTTCAGTCTCCGCATCGCCAAATACTTTATCAACCCCTCGGGATATACCCGCCCCGATTGATTTGTAATCAAGTTCTAGGTTGCCTAGAGTTTGCAGTGTAGTCGCTTTTGCCTCAGCCTTTGCCTTACGATTGAATGCATACTTATCATCTGCAAAATTTTGTGCCAAGCGAACCGGCAAAGTCATTGCCCAGTGGCCTAAGTCTGAAGCCATGCCCGAAACTCCCTCGGTAACCATTTCCGTTGCCGTCTTGCCCGAATCAAATGCACCGGCTTTTCTGAACATCTTAAATGTCTCAAAGTCCGATGTCATTTCTTGCATCGTAGGCTCTCGTATTTCAGGAGTAATAAACTGAAGATCTTCCTCAGTTGCCGGCACTAATTCAGGAGATTGAGGCTCGGGATTTAAATACTGCAAATCCTCCTCGGTTGCAGGAATAAGGCTAAGAGTTTGCTCGTCCATTATTGGGCGGGTTTTATGAAAAATTGTCCGTCTTTGGTTTTTACTATTAGTGAACCATCGGGTTTCTTGCCTACCACTTCGCCTTCTACCTGTTTTTGGCCTATCCTAAAAGTTTGCAGTTCTGATGGTTCTCCAACAATAGGCGAAAGGATTCCTGACAGATCATTATCAAGCATAAAATCCTCAAGTTTATTTCTTTGTTCAGTAATTGAAACCCCGTCCCGTCTCATCTTCTGAATAAATTTGACCTTATCTTTATCTCTTTCAGCTTTCTTAATTATATACTTTAGCAAGGATTTATTTGCTTCAGGTGTCATCTGTAAACCTGGAGAAATACTAGCGAACACTTTCATCTCGTTATCTGAAACCGTACCTTTTGTTTTACCAATATTTTGAAACAAGAAATCACCAACTTCGGCTCTAAAGGTTTGTGTATTTGAAACTTTATCCATTGTTTCTTTAGGAATTGGGATACCTAAACTATCAAGCATTGCTGTTACATTTGTTTTAAATTCAGTAATACCACCAGTCTCTAAGTCACCTTTTTCTAATAAAGTTAATGCTCGGGTTGCTGGTACTATTGACTTAGCAGATTCTAAAGCAATATTCCTCTGATCGTTTACAAAATCGTTTGCATTATCAACTGACAATGTTTTAGCCCTTGCATCTGCTTGCTGTTCAGGAGTCGCAAACATTCCCGAAGGTTTAGGCGGACCAAAGCTTTTTATCGGATTACCGGCACTATCGAATCCGACTTGCTGAAATCCTCCCTGTCCGTCTTGAATATTAACAACCCTCGATATAGATGGAGCATCCTTCTGCCTAGCTTGCATGAAATTCAATGCTCTGCGCTGAACTTCGGGGCTATCTTCACTAAACTGTCGAATAAACTGATTACCCTCTAAATCCATCATTGGCACTTTTGTTTGCGTACTTGGATCTCTCAATAATGTATCCTTGAAATCTGACACTGCCTCTTTAGTTGGGGCTATAAATAGTGAACCTCTTTCAAACTCGTCCTGACCGGCTTCATTCAGTTGACCTGTTGGTACTGAACTTGAACCCATTATTTTATCAATGAACTGGTTGTCTGCTAACTTCGCCTCCTCCAATTCAGCCTTTGCCTCGTCTCTCTCCCTTAAACGGGTTTCCTCAAATGCCGCCTTCTGTGACAATTGCGCACCCGAGTTTGCTCGGGAAGTAGCCGCTTGCATCTTCGCAATTTCCATCCGATTTTCCGCTTCCTCTTTCCTGGCGTGTTCTTTTTGCAAGAATGGATTCTTGGAAATATTAGCGGCGGCCTCCTCGGGGAGTCCTGAACGCATTAATTCCTCTTTTATTTCATTCGCACGGGCTTTCTTTTCCTGTCCGACAAAATACCCTTTTGCGACTTGCCCAAGTGCGTTTCCAAACGCCTCATTTGCTCGCGCATTCGCTTGACCCGCCCGCTCAATTGCGGACGAATCTGTTCTCATTAACCCCGCCTGAATTGTGTCTCCAATTGCCATAATTATCGTCCTATTTTATGCTCCGGCCATTGCCGCTGAAGCTGCTTGACCTCCTGCTTCTCCGATCATATTCATAAGACCCGTTGCCATTCCGGCCGCCGCACCCTCGCGAGCGGCATAGTTAGCCGCATTATAATTTGCTCGATTCGCGTATGCTTGCATACCAATATTTACTCCCGCATCGGGATTAATTCGAGTCACCGACTCTTGTGGCATTCCGAAAAGTGCGGATCTTTCTCCAAACCCTTGGGCTGTGTAATTCTGTCCACCTCGAAGCATCGCCAGTGGATCGACTGATGTCTGCCTATTCAATCCGGCGGCATACGAGCCGAGTCCCTGTGCCTGGTTTCGACTGTCTCGTATAATATCCCGTAAATAATCCTCTCGGCTCATGGCCTCAGCGGCAATGCCCGCATTATCCATTCCCCTACCCCGTGCGACTAATCCTTCGCGGGCGGACTGAGTAGCTCGCCTTCTCATCTCGGGCGATAGGTCAGTCATTTGTGCCTCATTGAACGCCTGATCCGCTAACTGGTTAGCTTGGTTGGTACGAGCTTGCATGAGTGGGTCAGATGCTCGATAAGCCTCGTTCATGTCTGCCCCAAATCGACCTAGCATACTGATATCCGATCCAGCCTGTCTTTCTGCCATCCTTGCACCGAAATTCTGTGACCGCATGGCCGCATCCTCCGACAACTGTGCCATCGGATCGGCGGCTCGGCGGGCCATGTTAATCTGATGCTGTTGATACTGCGGGTCGTATTGCTGGCGAACTCCTAAAAGCTGGTCTTGAAGTCTTGAGTCGGCCATCGCACCGACATAATCTCGTGCAGATTTACCCGCATCAAATTCGGGTAATACTGGTGCGTCCTTCCCCCCTCCAAATAGTTCAGCAAGGTTAAAGAATGAAGGAACGCCTGAAGAGTTAACCGGTTTACCCGCTCCACCCGCTTCCATAAGCATTTGTGCTTCCTGTTGATTAATGTACGCTAATCCTTCGCCCTCGGGTGCTTCCGAATTTAGGAGGGCGGCGGCTTGACGGAGGGGATCTTCAGGCTCGTAGGATGGAATACCTGATGGAGTCATCTTACCCGATGCTCCGGCATTCTTTAAAATTTTCTTTTCCGCATCGTTAATATATGCCAGTGATTCGCCTTGAGGCGGATTTGTGGGATTCGCATAAGCCATATAAACATTCGGGTCCATGCCTTGCAGATTTCCCTGAGCTAAATGGTACTTTTCTGAGGCGGTAAGGCGGGGCTGGTTATACGAGTTAACGACCGCCTGGGCTTTTTCATCCGCAGAGGCTTCAGAGCTAAACAATTTCTGTAGAATATCCATTTTAAGTCTTTATTAAATAATTTAAAATTATGGTTGGCTGAACATTGTTGTGGGCTCCGCCCCCGCCTGTTGGACCTGATGCTCCATTTAAATTTGCGGAGGCACTAGCGGCCTCGAAAGAAGAGTCACCTCTTGGGATAGCGGCAATTTGTTGAACTGGGTGGGTGTGTGACGGCATTTCAGCGGTAGACAAAGTATGCGTTTCAAAACCACCGGATCCGCCGAGATTAGTGCCATTTAGACCACTTCCAGCAGTAGTTAGCCTACCAGCCGTCCCGAATGAACCCATATTATCAAGCCCAGCAATAACTCGCCCGCGAAGGTCGGGGACATTAAAGGTGGTTGCAGTCCCCGATCCGTAAGTTGTCCCTATAGCGTCAAAAAGATCTGGCTCATCTGCCCGAATTTGAGCGCCACCATCACAATATAACCACCCGGCGGGAGGGCCTAGCGATAGGAGTCCAGCGTGTGGAATGATTGAACCAGTTGGCATAATTGCAGTCACGGCGGCGGGAGCCAATTTTGCGGCAGTTACTGCTCCATCCTGAATTTTTGCAGTTATAACCGAATCCGTGGCAAGCTGAGTTGATGTGATTCCGGCATCCTTAACTTTTAATTTACCATTGCCTCCTGAAACTCCGTAAGTCGAATTATTCGCGATTAAGGTAGACCCATCTACTGGGTCGCTAAATACTGCTTGATTGCCTATGTCGTTTAGCTTGCTGGCCGTGACTTGGTCCCCGCTTGAAAATGTCTGCCCAGTTATAATTACTCCCATGATTTTTTCCTCTTTATGAAATTGATGTGGTGCTTCTGTCTGTTACTTGGGCTTCTACTTTTACCGCCCTTAAAAATGGTCTGCCTGTGTTTGGTTTAAAGTCTGCCTGTAATCCGAAGCCTCGTTTATTGACCCTCATTCGGAGCGAGGAATCTTCATCTGCTGGTAATGTTGAGCCGATTAGACTGGATATCGATGTGGCTGCTGATGTTGAGTCAGGATCTTCAGTTATGAAAGTGATATCCCCATCCGTTACCGTCTCACTTCCACTCTTTACATGAAATTCTGCCCGACTGAATTTTTTACGGTCTAACGAATCCGCATCGTATTGCCGAGTGGTTACCTGGCTAACGACTGGGATGGTTGTGGGGACCGCCTGACCGGCAGTCATGCTTACCACATCACCGCCTTCAAATCCATCGACTTTATGGACTCCGCCTTCTTCAGTGGTTAAATAGAGTGCATTCTGCGAACCTTCTTTGCCTACTATTAATTCTCGAATTGCAAACTCGGTTGAGTTAACTGTGTCGATGCTCTCGAATCCACCGTTTAAGAAACTGTACACGATTATGGTGTTCAGCTTGGAGGCTAATGCCCCACTCTCAGAATTTAGCGGTAAAGCGAGCCAGTAACGGTTGTCAAAATAAACTCCGCAAGACAGATGAACATAGTCCTGGTTTATTCGGTCGATAAATGGCTGAATGGTTTCGGAAATTGGCATCCCTGTACCTCGTAAATTATACTCATCAATGAAAGTAACCGCGTAAAGCCCTTGGTCCGATAAGAACATTATTTGATTAGCCACCTGGACTACTGACTTTCTTGCCGAGCATCCGATTTCAGTAGTTACCACATTAGTCGAAACATCGGCTAGAGATCCGCTTATCCCTGTCATTAGATGGATCGATTTACGATTAAATACTACAAGAGAATCTTTGGTAAATGGAGTGAGTTGAACGAGGTAATCACTTTGCCCGGCGGATGGTCTAAACTGGTTTCCGATTACATCCACGGTGTCAAAATCCATAATGTCGGAAGCTACAATTTCATCCCTAATTCCTCGGTCCGTTGGATTAGTTTCCGAGGTATACCAGTAAGGCATCCACAGTCTTCGTTCGTGGACGATACCCCAAGGTGCGGCGGGCTGATGAATATAGCCTTTGCCTACTGCTAGTGGTTTATTGACTGTCAGAGTCTTTGAGTCTCCGAGGGAGACATTTGCGACATCTAAATTAAAAGTAAATCGGTCGTTTATATTATCACCGTTTTCATCAGATACAGATGTAACTCTTACTTTTTGGTTCGCAAATAAATCAAATGGACTAGTCCCCGACTGAATAGTTAAGTCATCCCCAGTGGATAGTCCGTGGGAATTTATATCCATCGTTACGACTCCGTCCTGTGCTACTGTTGTGGTATCAGTCAGGTAAATAGGTGCGGTATAAGTTCCGTTTGCCACCTTCGTGAAGTCCGAAAAATATTCCACCTGTGCGCCTGAAACATTGAAGGTTGCCGTTTGGCTCGTTGCCATTGTGACGGTGAAAGAATTGGTTGATTCAGTTACCACTTGATAACAGCCATTTGGATCATTCGTATATGCCCCCAAGCCGGTTAGGGTAATATAATCATTAACCGAGCGGCCATGTGCAGTTGATGTGTTTACCGTTATTGTCTGCCCGCTTTGTGAGGCTGATGTGATACTTACTTGCTGAACTGCTGGACTAGCTTCAAGAGTTGTTTGATTCGTCCGAAAGATATACATCTTGCCGAGTCCCTGAGTCATTTGAACCGGTCCATCGACTGACTCTCCGCCCGCCTCATACCGACACTTGAAAAGTGCCGAGTCTTTCAGACGCAGAATGATACAGGTCGTATCTGTTGCTGTAAAAATATAATCGTCATTATTCGATGTGGCATCTGAGAAAACTGCCGATCCGAATACTTCGTTTACTCCGTTATCGTTCAGGGTAAAATTTAAAGTTGTACCTATGGATGTGCCAGCCGATACGACTGAAGTATTACCGACATTTTCGCCATTAACCGTAAAAGTGGTATCAGAACCGGTATTACTAAAAGTTAGTGTCTTAGTCGTAAAATTGACCGAGGCTAAAGTTTGAGTGCCGTTTACTGATGCATCTAAATCATCAATATGAAAAGAATCACCAGGTATAAAAGAAAGGGATGGAGTGGCATTTAAAACTAAGGTTACCACATTGCTCTGCCGTTGAGCCGACAAAATAATGTAGGGCAAGCGGATCGCATTTACTCCTGAAGTAATTGAACCGAACAGAGTAGAAAGTCCTTTCCGTGTCTGCCAAGTCCCGTCCTTATTCATTCGGCCATTTTTCGACAGGGCAACTTCACCAGGCTTTAGCTGATTAGGCCGCAGACGGGCATTCATCCGCAGAAAGAAAGTATCCCCTTCCGAAGTGAATGGATCGTCTAGTTTGCCATATGACCGATAGCGGCTCACTTCTTTTTTACCTCCTGGTAAATTTTTTACCGCCATGTAAAAAATCGTCATCCCACCGGCAACAATACCAATGATTTCATGGAAAGATCCGCTTATGCTTGCCAACGAACCGCCAAATCCAGCTAGTGCGGTGCGGTCCATTAAAACAAGCAATCTAGGATGATGATGCCAACGACAAGTCCTACAAATATGGTTATCATTTTGCCTTTTTTCGACAGGTCCAAGAACTTGTCTCTTAATAATTCAAGATTTTTCATTTCGACTGGGAGGTTTGACGGGAATGGGTGCGCGGGTTGTTGATTTTGTGACTTCAGATTTTGCACATCTTTTCGCCACAAAAATAGGAATGGCGAGGTATCCAGCTAGAACGATTGCCGCTCCAATAAGAATCTTTTTTATGTACGAGGTGAAACTTTCAAAGCCTGTCTTATGCTCCAGAAGCCCGTTCGCAACAATGGCAGAGACATCTCCGTGACTTAAACTCTCGATAGTTTCTTCGGCCTTCGATTAATGCATCTTTGTTTTTTAATGCTTCGCCCGCAAGGACACCCGCACCGGCAGAAAGTCCGCCGACCAATGGGCCGCCCGCAAGCGTTCCGGCACTTCCGCCAATCACTCCGCCGATTGTTGGGTAGGTGGATCGAAGGGAGCATCCGGTCAGGCATAAGGCCAATACTATTATGGCGGTGTATATCACTAGCTAAGAGGATTAGGGTCAGTCCACTCGTCAGTTGCTAGTATTGCGAGTATTTCAGAGTGAGAGTATTGTGTTTTGCCTTCCAAGAATGAAGGTGTTGTGTCGGTGTCAAACTTAACAAATGTCTGACTATTATCGAGCGAGTATCTAAGCGTGTTTTCACTCGTCTCATCCACTTGGCTAAAATCCACGGAACTAACTTCGTCCGAATTTAATATTACATATTTTCTGCTCATAATTTATTAAGGTGTATTTCCTGTTCCACTAACAATGCCATTAGGGGATGCAGTATTTATAAGTGTACCATCGTTGCCTCCACTACCTTGATCCGTAATAGTAGTACCTGTTCCACCATCGTTTTCTCCCATACGCCACCAACCTACAGGACTCAAAGAGGATATATCGTTTGGCACACCACCATTATAAATTGATGTTATATCAGATGCAGATAACGCAGAGTTAAAGAACGCTACTTCATCAATTAAACCTTGGTGGTAAAAACCGAATATTGAGCTAGAACCGATTCTTAAATTAGCGGTATCAGTGGTACTAAAATTAGAAGCAGACCCACTCGCCTCAAGAGAACCGTTAACATAAAGTTTATCACTGCCAGCTTCATGCGTAGCTGTAACATGAAACCATGTATTAGCTGTAACTGCGGTAGTGGAGTCGATTTTATCATTGGTGTGGTAAGAAACAAACCTAATTTTATTGGTACTGTTTACCACGAAAATCTCGTATCCGTGAAAATTAGAAGTGTGAGTTGCAGTATCAACGATGATATTATACCGATCTATAGCTGTACAGTAGAACCACGCGCTCCATGTAAATGCTGTGGTTTCCAAAGTTGTGCTGTCGGGAATGTCCATGTAGTCATCTGTACCATCTAAGCTTACGCTATTTCGGTTAAATACATATTCTGGTACATCTGTTGAAAAGGTTGGTCCGTTTGTTAGTGTACCATTATTGCCTCCGCTTCCTTGATCTGTGATAGTCGTTCCCGTTGCACCGTCATTGTCTCCCATTCTCCACCATCCTACAGGACTTAGTGAGGATATGTCACTAGGTACTCCGCTGTTGTAAATTGTAGATATGGCAGTACTTGACAAAACAGAGTCGAAAACAGCAAATTCATCAATTAAGCCTGAAAAAGGTACAAATCCTACCGCAGTCATTGCAGGTGTACCCCCAGCAAAAGTTAGACTTGATGCCATTGAAGATCGACTTACGGACGGATTGCTCCCATTTGCACTGGTTGGAAAAGTACCTGTTCCATCACTTGATCCGTTTAGGAATATTTCTACATCATTCCCAGAAAAAGTTACTGCTCCATGATACCAAGTGTCAGCAGAAAGTGTAGTTGATCCGCTAACCCTCGCTAAATAAATTTCAAAGCTGAGTTTAGAGTTTAATATTTGCATGACCCTCGACTGACCACTTGCATTATTCCCCCAACCACAGATAAAATCATACTGAGCTAAAGCGTCAGATGTAGGTTTAAACCATGCGGATATTGTAAAATTAGTATCTAAGGAAATGGCAGATGTACCCATCAAAAGGTAGTTATTCGTACCGTCAAAGCTTAGACTGTATTGGTTAAATGCAGTTGCACTCGCTGGCTTATTAGCCCCGATTAAACTCGGTAAAACTAAGCTCATATTATGCCGTGTCTCCCGCTAAATAAATAACATTCGTGTCCGTATAAACGATGGATGCCATACCATTCTGTCCAGCTATTTTAGTATGGCTTTGGCGATTATTTATCGTTGTCGAACTAGCAGAAAAAGTTACCTCACCCGCACCTGTCTGAATAAAGGAACAGGTAAATCCCGCGGTTAATACGGGCAGTGTCACCGTAATAGCTGAACCACTACTGAGAGTAATTATTTTCCCTTCGTCCCCCGCCACTATCGTGTAGGCTGTGCCAGGTTGAGCGTTTAGCGAGGCTGAAAATCCAAGTATTGAATTACTGCCCAAATCGACCGCACCACTGGAAACTGCAATAACATTAGTGTCTGCTGTGCCAACCGTTTTGGTTGCCGCATCACCGAGTGCTAAATTTGTTCGTGCTGTACTTGCACTTGCAACATCGGATAAATTATTGGATGCGAGTAAATCACCCTGTGGGGCGGCCGCGACCAGGTTGGCAACGGTTACCTTTTTAGTTGTACCCTGTGCCGAGCCAGCGGTATCTGAGATGTCGGTGATTGGAATGATATCGCCAACGGCGGGAGTACCCCCCAGTGGGTCAAGTGAACTAATGCGCTTATTTGCCATAATATTTTTCCTTAATCAAATGCTAAAATGTTTCCGTCCTCGGTGTTTAAATAGGGTCCGCTTTCTGCTTGTAATGCACCATCTACTCCGATGGGTGGGATGTGCGAATCTGCATCGCCCTCCCCTATTAGTAAGCCTAGTGCGAGATCCGGCATCGTTTAAGCCTTGTATAAGATGCAAGCACCCGAAGTGAGCGAGATCGATGTGCAAGGTACATACAGAACTTGCCCAGCAGCGAAGGTAACTGCATCGGAAATTAAGTCCGCTGAGTCATCCATTTTGCCGACCAAACTGGCAAGGACTGAATCCTCGGTAAACTGGATCGCTGTCCATCCGTCTGTGCCGTTTGTTTTTGTTGCGGTATCGTTGACATAGGCCGACCCATTGGCTCCCATGCTGTTGTTTACATTTATTGCGGAGATTCCCATAATTATGATGTGGTTAAAATGTTTACTCCGAAGCTGTAGCTCGGATATGTGTTGAAAGTTATTTTATTTTGAGATTCGATTCGCTCGGCTCTATCCATTTCTAAAGCTAGATATTCCTCGGCCCGTTGCTCTTCTTGCATCGCTTTTTCTGTCTGCCCGTCTCCCCGCAAAAAATCAGATAGGCATCCGGCAACCAGGTAGTTCATTAAAAACATTGGTACATTTTGCTCATCGCCCGATTCTTTCCCATACTCAGGGCGAACTAAATTGCCCATTATAAATATTGAACTTTGTGTCGAATTTGCGGGCAAAACGACATACCCATTAATTAATTGGAAATCAATTAAGATAGCCGAGCGGTCTGTAAGTGGGTTCTTATTGTATACCTTGAATACATCTTGTACATCCACCGCATTATCAATTTGAACCGCTTTATCGGCGGCTATTGGCGAAGTGGTAGCCGCTACTGTCTTTTCCACTAAGGTCTGAAGCTCAGGCCATTTTATTCGCGACCAAACTAAATCTGCCCGAGTATTTACAGCCTGTTTAAAAAAGAACTCATCCACCTCGGTTAAGGTGGCCAGTCCCGCCGCCATTTGGAAGCGTTTTTCTAAGGCTGTAAAATCGATGGTGCGCATCTACTGAACATTTGCGATACCAGGATTAACTGGAGATCCACCCGCCTGAATGTTGTGCCTTTGGAATTGGGATGGTGGGCGGTACTGAAGGATATCGTTTCTAAACTGTCTTCCTTGTTCGCGGACCATATCGATTTCTTGCATTAAGATTGCCTCCGCATTTGCCTCCTCTTGCTGGGCTTTTGATGTTTGGCCGTCCCCGCGAAGGAAATCGGCATAGCTGCCCTGGACAAGGTAGTCGAGAAGGAAATTAGGGACATCAGACTCGTCACCACTTTCGTCACCATAGTACCCAGTAGTTGCCGATCCGCTGTTAATTTCAGAACGAAGATCCTTTCTATAAGTCACAAAAAGATTTATACCATTTAAAGTTGTCGGCTCGATAATTTTAACTGATGGAAATCCGCCCGAATCCAGCTCCGTATAAAAAGTGTACTCCTCGGGATAACGAGTGCTAGCTGGATCAGCTTTATGAATACGAAAAACCACATTTGCATCGTTAGCAGTCTTTTTCGATGTGCCGTAAACTCGAAGCCTATTCGCGTCACTTGTGACAATGGCGATAGATTCACCAATAACTGTAAACTGCGGCCACGGGTATCTTTCGTGGGCAAGCCTTGCTCTCCGGTTAACGAGGTCGCGAAGGAAGCTTGCGTCCGTTGTTTGTAAGCTCTCGAGTCCAGCCAAAGCTTGGAATCTTGATTTTAAATTTGCGTACGTTGCTGTTGCGTAATTTGCCATGATTTTTAAATTTTAATTTTTAACTGCCGATGACCGTTTCGGGGTTGGCTTTTGCGAAGTCTTTAGAATATCCGGGATCGGACATACATCCGGGTCTCTCCTGTTCATGTCTCATGTAAGTAGCTAAATCCACGGACCGAACTGCTCGGAAGTTCTTACCCCCGCCAACAGATTGGCCATATTTACGGGCGGCTAAGGCTCTTTGCTTGTAGCCCGCTTTTTCTTGTGCGGCTTGTCGATCCACCTTCTTGGCTAAATACTGAGCCATTTCTTCGCCCGACATTCCACCACTTCTCTTCCCGCCTTTTACTATGATGTTTAAACTCATATTTTAAAAAGAAAAGGGAGGCCGGCCACTATCCAACCGGCCTCCCCAAATAACACTAATAAACCAACTTAAACCTAAACTATTGAGCCAAGTGCGCGTGGATTGGATACACGAATTGTAGCCATACACTCTGTGAATGCGCGTTTTCCAGCACCGTTGTCAGGAAGATCCTGAACAGTCATACCTTCCAAGAACTTCAAGGAAACCGTGTCATCAGATGGGAGGAGATATCCTCGGTCTGTGTTAACAGTTCCAAGTGCTGTACTTGTTCCGCTTGCTCCAGCATCACGGCGGCCATTCCACAACGTAGGAATAATGTCCACAGTTCCGTAGTCCGAAATATACTGTACGACTGATAATTTCAAGATACCATCTTTAACATCCTGATTGAAGTTAAAGTCACTGTTTGCAGTGGTGGATCTTGTGTAGTCAGTAATTTTATTTACGACTGATGGGCCTCCAAAAAGTTTGAAAGAACCTTTAGAACCGGCGGCAGTATAAACAGCTTGAAGGAGTCCACGGAAAGCAGATTCAGTCAAGGATGCAAGACTTACACGGGAACCACTTACTGCACGGAAACCTTGTTTCAAGGATGTGTCGAAAGTGTTACCGGTTGCTGTTGGGTCAGACCAAATTCCAAGTCCGCACATAGTAGCTCCAGCAGAACCTGTACCAGCGGCTTGATCGTTGTTTGAAGCGATTGCCACTTCAAGGCTGTTCTTTAACTGAATTAAAGATTTGGCAGTTGAGGCCGCAAAGAGCGATCCACCAGGAGCAACATCCACCATTTCAGCTTGACGAGAAACTGCAAAGATATCCCTAAGTGTTGCCACCCTATTTCCGAGCCTCGCTCTTGAGTCAATTAAGTTAGCGGCATTTGACAGAGTGATATCTACACCATCTGCATTTGTTGCGGCACTTGAACCAGCTGGATCAGCGAGTGAATCAACTAACCATTCATTAAGAGTCGCTTTTGGAGCGGCGGATTGGGAAATTGTGCTGTAAATTGGAGTCTCTTGTGGAGAAACCGTTTTCATCACATTTTCCAAATTTTCTCGTGAGCCCTTGGTACTCAACACGTTATACGAAGTTGCTATAGCCATTTTATATATTCCTTATTTTAAGATTTTTTAAATTTTTTTAGTCCGCTAAGAATGCGGCGAGATCGTTTTCCGAGAGTTGTTTACGCTCCAAAATCTTCTGTTTATTTGCAGTCTTGCGAGTGGCCGAGGTTTGTACCGGTGGGGATGAATCACCCATCGATGAAGGAGGTGCTTTGGCTACCCTTTTGGCTTTCGGCTTGGCCGTCTTGGCCGCCTGGTCCGCTTTGATTGCTTCAACTCCTCTTACGAGTGTTGCCGCTACAAAATCGCCATTGGGTAGGGATTTTAGAATGTCGGAATACTGACTTTTGATTTGACCTAAAACGGATCTCCGTTCTTCGGCGATGTCGGTATCGACTGTTTCTTGAATCCACGGATGAGTATTTATCGTATCCTGTTGCCATTGAGCCGCTGACTGGAGATATTGCGCCCTTTCGGGGATCTTCTCCGATAAATACTCTTCCGCTTGGGTTAGAATATTTCGGATATCGTCATCGCTATACTCTTTTCCGTCAGATTCCACGAAGTCACGGCCTACATTTTGTAATGCCCATTTCTTGGCGGCTAAAGCTTCCTTCCGAAGAGTTTCCAATGACTGAAAGTCCTGGACTTCTTCGAGAGCGGGCTGACTGGATTCCGATTGCTTTTGAGGGTTGGATTTTAATGATGCAATTTCTGATTTAAGTGTTTCGACTAACTCTTCGCTAGATTTACTGCGAGCGGTCAAGCGGTTCACCTGTTTCAGAAGTTTACCAACAGCTTTAGACTGTGGTTCATTGTCCCCCGATTCTTCAGTGGACTCCTCCTCTTCGGCTATCTCTTCCGTTTCCTCCTCCTCTGATTCCTCAGATTCGGTTGACTGTAAAAGAACATCTTGATCCTGGTCGGTTTCTGCATCTGCGGTTGTTGTCTCGGGACTAGCTTCCGCTTCAGATTCCTGTGAGGGTTCAGCCTCTTCGACTTTCTCAACGAACGATGCCGTTAATTCTTCCAAAGTGGTGATCCCTTGCGTTGTTGTTTCTGCTCCCGAATCAGCCGGAGCCTCGCTTAATTCTGTATCTGCCATATTTTCTCTGCGTTTGGGAAGTTCGCACTCTTGCGTTTTCTGCGGACCGAAATGGTTCGCCATTTCCAATTATGACAGGGGGGCGGATAAAATTTTCAGGGCAGTTTTAAATATGTCCCAGTTTCTCCCGATATTTTTCGTGCTTTCCCTTCGATTCGGGGTTATCAGGCGATAAACTAATTGTAATTGCGTTGTTAATCTCTAAGCACGGGATCAAATACCAAACTCCAATTTTGGCACAAAAACAGGCCACCACATCGACTTTTGTGCAATCAATTGAAGTCCGATAAGTTCGGCCTGAGCTAGTCGAAATTTTATAGCGGCCAAAAGTCCCATCTTTCCTCTTGCAAGCAGAGGGTTTAGAGCTTCCTTTAATTTGGATTTTGTAAATTCTGCCAGCCATGTTTTGGACTAGGCAGTCTACTGGCAAATAGTCCCCCAAGGGTGTAAATACATCTAAATCGTGGCGAAGAGCTTCAGTGAAAAAAGCCTGTTCATAAATATACCCGACTTTTTTATTCTTCGAGGTCATCTAGAGCGATGTCGGAATCGAACTCAATCACTTCTTCATCCATCCACTCTTCGATATCGGTTAAAGCTATCTTCGCCATGTCGGTGTCCTCGATGTCGCTCTCTTCGAGCCAGCGATTCAGCAAGGCCCGATGTTCGTTTTTAAACTGCTGGTGGGGTGTCAGTTTCGGCATTTTCCAAGCTTTCAATTATCCGGGATAACCCAGCAATTTCACCACTTAGTCGGGCGAGTTTTTGCGGATTATCGACATGAGTGTAGTCCTGAAAATCGACCAGGCACATATCCCGTTGTTCACGGATAAATTCTTTAATGGTAAGCCATTCGGTCTGTTCGCCGAGGCCGTTAATCGCATCACCTAGTGTCATTTTTTCCTTCTTATTGGTTTAACTCTTCTTCCCATGCCAACCTTCGATTTTTCCGCCTTCTTCCGTTTCAATTGGCTTTTGCTCATCTCTGATTTTAGCTTGGGCGTTTTACTCGAAACTCTCTTTGTCGGGCGGCAGTATTCATTCGCCTTACCCTGTCCGCATGGTTTTCCGGTCCGTGTATCTTTCCATTTCTCAGCACCCCATCTTTTTAATGAAGATCCAGCCGTAGACTTCTTGACCTGTCCCTTGGACTTCCGGCACTTGGCAATCTGTTGCGATGCTCGGGCGGATGGAAATACCTTTACCCGAGCCTTTACCTTTTTGTAGCAAGCGTCCTTTGGCATCTTACCACTTCTTACAGGACCAATACCCCGCCGTTAGCTTTGACTTTTTCTGATCACAACTATGCCTTGCTCGAAAAGATTTACGGGCAGATGGGTTAGACTTTCTGATCTTCATCTTAGCATCCCCATAGCGAATTGTCTTCTGCTTACCGCCTTCAGATGCTCGCACCACAAATTTCTTAACCCCATACCCAGCTTCACCCTTTCGGATTCTTCTTGGGCTGTTAACCTTACTTGGCCTTCCGAGTGCTTTTCTTGGCATAGCTTATCTTTTTACCCGATTTCTTGGCGGCGGCTTTAGCTTTAGCCATTCCTTTGGGCGTGTACGAATAATGTTTTTTTCCTACTTTTGGCATAATATATTTCCTTTTTATTAAGCGGCTACTGATGTACCTGGTACATTGCCAGGAGGAGTACCTAGCTGGCCAATTATTGCGTTTCTTTGTTGAGCTTGCATCATTTCGAGCTGACCCGCATATGTCTGAAGCCTCTTCGCAAAGTTTTCGTCCTCTTGCATTCTTTGCTGAACATCCTGTGCCGGTATTTCGGGAGTACCTTCTAGGAACTCTCGAAGTTTTTGTAGACGAAGTTGAGAATTTACACCTTGCTGTGGTACATTAACTACTTGTCCCGATGCAATTTTGGCAATGTCTGCGGAAGTTTCTTGAATCTCTTTATCAGTTGCCTCTTCAACTGGGGCGATCAGTTGACCGGCTAAGTTCGGATCAATGGCCTCAAGCACTTTACGAAGATATACATCATATCGCCCAACTCCTTGCCGGTCATAAGTTGACATTAATTTACCAACTGTATCCAACTTCTGAAGAACCTTCTCTTCATCCTGGTTCATGCTGTTCCATGTAATATTAAAATCATAAACCTCTGCCGTTTCATCGAGCATGAGCATGGCACCCTGTTCATTATTGGTGACTCTGAACCATATCTGCGGACCGCCATAGGTTCGATCCAAGCACCATACACGATTTAAAATCTGTTTGAATCCATTGAGCCATTGGTTTACCGAGGTGCTGTCTGATGCTGTTTGCTTCAACTGCGTCTTCGGCGTGATGTTGCTCGGCCAGGTGATCTTGTTGGCGAGTTGTCTTAACTGCATCTCCACCTCCATCGAGGCGGGGGAGTAGCGAGGGATTTCAACGAATCCAAACTCTCCCCTTCTGCGAACTGGAATCTGCGCACCCGGCCCGATCCGTTCGGGCTTCCGGCCAACGACATACTCTGCGGCTGGCATTGTACTCATTGATGCACGGTCACGCCGACTATCGAGTTCTGTTTTCACGGCCTGTTGGTAAGACTTTAAAAGTTCAGGATATCCTCGGGAATCGAGTAGGCGGTGATTTAAGTTTTCACGAGTGATACAAACGAATGGATAACGACCTTCATCGTATTCCATCGGGCTATGAAAACCATGCCCTTCCGCCTCATCTGCCCAACAGGTAATCGTGCAAATAGGTACATCGTCTTCATCCAATTCCTTACGATAAGTTGTAATTACTCGAACCATACCTTCGTAATTCTGTGTTCCGTAAAAGTTGCCAGAGTCGTAAGACATTAAATCAGTCGAATAACTTTCATCCGCATAAAAGCCTTTCGAGTTTTCGAGGACTTCTTCGATCCATTTCTTATCCCACCCTTCGTTGACCTTCTGCATGAGTGCTTCGGGAGAATAGTAGTGGATGCAATGAATTGACCTGGCAGATTCCAAATCAATTACATTAGAATCGATGATTATTTCTCTGCCTAATTCATATGCTTTGATTGCCGGGCGATTGACTACCGCCTTTTCAGTCGGGATTTTTGCCTGACCGGTTTTGCGAAGTTCATTAATCATCTTTCTGACTCTTCGCTTTTTAAGATTAGGGAATAGCGGAAATAGCATCTCTTCAACTCCCTCTTTCATTTCGGGATCTTGGATCGCCATTGCCAACTCGGGACTCATTTGGGCAATCTCTTCCAAGCTGATATCCTTAAATACTCGAGTGGTTTCACGCTTCCAGTAAGTGCCGAAAAAGGTGATTCCATTCTGTAATAAATAGTTGGCTCCGATGGCGGCCTCCCGAGGGAGTTCCGTCATTGAGTTCATCCGCCATTTTAAAAATTCGCTTACCATCTTCGCACTGCCAATGTCGGAACTCTCTACGGGAGCGGCTACGAGGTTGGCTTGTGATAACGATTGAGAAAGGAGGGCTACATCTCCATCGATCAGCGGATTAATAAGATTTGCTTCGAGATCGGAGGCTCCGTCCCAAGGAAATGCTTCCGGTCCGTTCTTCTTGCCTGACTCGTCTTTGCCAGCCCACTCGTTAAATCGACACTCCCTACCCTGTTCCGCTTTGTCCATCCAAAAGGAGAGATCCGCTTTTGCATCATCGAACTCCTTCTTTATGGCATCTACATCCGGCCCTTTTTCGCTAAATTCCTGAATTTCCATGTTTAACCCCACATTCTAACATTATTTTTTTAAGTTTTTTCAGAGCTTCTTTTTCGACTCTGTGGACTGCCACGATTGGCACTCCGATAAATTCGCTAATTTCCTTGAGAGTATGCGTTTTCGGGTCTCTTCCCGTATCCATTGCTGTCAATCCTTCTTCGACCACCATTTCTCTTAGCATGGCATCGATCCTCTTTTCCTGTTGCTCATACGATTCTGTAGAGATCATCATCGACTTTTTTTACGCGGATCATGCTTTTGGGCGGATGATTTGCTTCCGGTCTCTTCACGCACCTCGCCACTCCTTCCCGATCCGTAAATTCAATAAGCATGAGCCGAGGGTTGGGAACGAGTTTTAAGACTCTCGCATTTTCCACCATCTCCTCGGGGACCGGTAATTCCACTTCCCCGTCCGAGTCCTCGATCCATATCCCCCGACAGGTCGAACGAGGGATGCCTAATTGCTTACTAATCTTCGGCCAACTTAATCCAGTCTTTCGCAAAACTACCACCTGGTCCCTCTGCATTTTAGTCCACTTCTTAACTTTTCCCATAATTAATATCCTCCCCCGCCAGTTGAAATTAATTCGTCCTCGCTGAAATACTCGAAATTACCGATGGAAAAATACCTGGCTAAATCGACAAAATCCTTACTCGGGTTTTTTAAATCTCCTGGCTGATATGCTTGCATACAACTTATGAGATTTTGGCACTCATCGCTAAACATCAATTTAGGCTTATTATCCAAATCCATCTCTTTTTCCCGATCCCATGCTAATAAATTATTGATTGCCTGAAGTCCTGTTTCGATATCGAGTGCTTCGGCGGGCTGAACGATGATATCTTCATCCGATAAATCATCGATAATGTTAGAAGATCCTTCCGCTTTCTGATAACTTGCCGCTCCCAAACGAGGGTCGATTATGCGGATGACCTCCTTATCGCCGCATATCTTCTCCATCCGTCTAATCTCATCCGCATAATCTCTTAAACCGTACCCGTTCGGTTGGGCCGCCTCGCCAGCGGATAGTTTATCCTTTGTCAGATCAATCCACCCTCCCCATGTGTCGAAGTCAGGAAATTCCTTAACTGCCCAGGCTACCCCATGAGGATCGATTGCAAAGAGGACCATTGTCCAAGGTTTTGCTCCCGCCGGGTCGATGGATAATACCCAATTTGCTTCGGAGAAATCGGGCAGTTTCTCAGATGTTACGAAGTTCTTGTCGGTAAGATTGGGAAATATTGCCCTAGACTGCCTCACAGGGACTCCATACGCCCGACAAAGGATAGTCTCCCTCTTCTCACCCTCCAATTGATTCTTCATCGCCGCCCATCCTCCAAAGGGATTCGCCGCTGTGTGGAAATAAACCACTGAACTGGCTTTGCGGATGGGCTGTTGAACGAGGGGGACTTCTTCGCCGTCTAATAGGTCCGCTTTTGCTGATTCGACTGTTCTCGCTCCAGTTAGCATACTCTTTACGACCGAGTTCCATCCGTCTACTGCGGTGAAGGATATTAAGCCACTTGCCGGTCGAACTACTCCATCATGTGGACTCTCATGCGACCTTGTTACGCATCTAAACCTTAGCGTATTCACCCACGACATTGGCACTAATTCATCTGCCCAAAATCCAATGTTATGGGTGCCGGCTACCGGTGGAGACGGACATCCAATTTCTCCTCCTTCGATTGTGCTGATGTCTTGGCTCCAATTTCTAAAAATACACTCGGACCGATTGGGCAGAGTAAACTTTGAAGCAGTAAAGCCATTACGAAGTGAATACATGACATATCCGACCTTACCTCTGCCCTAACGATTTTAACTCCTTTGGGAGGTATTTGAATACGAGCTTTTGCTGAAATTGAATCGAATTTGCCGATGTTTCCGTTAAGCACCAAATAATTGTGCCTGGATTCTCGACTAAAGTCTGAACCACTCTCTTCGCACAAAGTTCGGACTTGCCAGCCCTGTTACCCCCCATAAGCAGAATTTCCGAGTGTGTCTTTAGTTCCTTATCCGCTAATTTCCATGTATCCAGTTCAAAGCCATGCCGGTAAGGATCATCGAGTTCGAGCTTGATCGCTTCCTCCCTTTTCTCCCAGTATGCGAGGATTGACTCGGGGGACATGGACAGCATCTCTGATTTTGTTAGAGGCGGTAAGGCGGGGTGCGGTGTCCAGGATAATGCCATTGACACGATTGTAACATTTTTAGAGGCTGGTGGTACGCAATTGGTGGAAATTTTTTTATGGGCTACAATCGGTCTCGGTGATCGGCGGGCCGCGAAATCCGACCCCCCTCCCCCCCTGTCGGTGACACAAATCGCATAAAAATATTAAATATATGCGTTTTTATTATCGTTCTGCATAGTTTTTAACAAAATCGTGTTCGTAGAATAATGATTATGTCTAATTGTACTTGCCAAAATGCTTATTGAGATTACTTTCTCAACTTATCTCACCGATTGATTTTATGCCTACCAAAAGACCGAGAGTGTACCAAAAAGCAGAGAACCTTCCGGCGAATCTGAAGACCGAGGAAGCTTGTCCAAACATCTTCACAGGTCAGAAGTTCTTCGATAAGAGACCGGAAGATTATGCCCAGGTCGTTAAGATGCTGGCAGAAGGATCAACGATCAAACAGATATGCAAGACTTGTAAAGTTTCACCGCATACCATAGCTATCGTTAAATCCCGTGAAGGAGATACGCTAAAGGAATCTAAGAAGCATCTCCGAGCCTTAATTGGAACTGCTACCCATCTTGCGGTAGAAAAGCTTATAACGAAGCTTAATGACGATGAAATACCATCAGGAGTCCTACCAATCGCCACAGGCATCCTAATCGACAAGCACAGGCAGTATGAAGGTGAACCTACTCAGACTATCGAAGTGAAGAAATCTCTTAGCCTCGATGAGATCCGAGCCGAGCTGGCGAACCTGAAGGATGAAAAAGTGGTTGAAGCTGAGATTACAGATGTGGAATCGTAATTTTTTTCGTTTCCTAGCTCGTTAATTATTAGCCACTTACAACATTATTAAAAATAAATGTAAAATATATCTTGCTTTTATGTATAGATAAACTAGATTGAGGGTATGAACAACGAAATGCCAACAAAAAAAGAGGTCGCAGAAAATGCGATCATCACGCTTGGGATAGCATTGAAAGCAATTCAGCTAAGTGGAAGTCACACCCGCATTATCCAAGATATTAAAAATCAAATAGTCGAACTTAGGGAGACTTTTAAGATATGAAAAAGTTTTTTCGAAAATCAGATGTTAAGGCACTTGAGTCCTTATACAATAGATTTAATCAAATTATTTCTAACATTGAGGAAAGGCATAACCTGGATAACGAAGATCAATCATTATGGTCTACTAGTGCAGATGTATCAGAAGATTTTCAACATATCGGTGAACACATTCATAATACATCTTTTTTTGTAGGGGAGATATGGAGCATCGCAGAAACGGAAAACAAAAAAGGAACCAGCAAAGAAGACTGGGAGGCATTAAGGAATTACAAGGATGAACTTTAACCACTCATTCGTCCCCCTCAAGCTCGCTGAAGCTCAAGCCTTTGTGGCCGAGCATCATCGGCACTCCAAACCTTTGAAGCGACATCGGTTCAGCATCGGAGTAAAGACCGAACTGAAGATCATGGGTATAGCCACAGTCGATAACTGCTCCAGTTCTTGGGCTAACCGGCATGACCACATGGAGATCCGAAGAGTCTGCACCGATGGAACTAAGAACCTGGCATCTTTTTTACTCGGTAAAGCATCGATGGCCTGTTTCTGTATGGGGGCTAAGGTCGTATTTACCTATACAAAGCCCTATGAGGCTTGTAGTAGCCTTCTAGCAGATAATTGGGACATTGATGGGGTTAGCCACAGGAAAGGCCATATGCCTCTTATTAGATGGATGAAAGAATCTCCTTGGGAGAAAAAGATTGATGGAGTTGTCTGGAATATGGAAACCGGTGAGCGAGTTCCGAGAGACCAGCACCGAAAAAATAAAACCAGCCGAATGCTTAAAACTTTACGAGCATGGCAAGAAAAGTATAAGGATGCCGCATGACCGATAACCCAATCCACAGTTTCATCAAAACAATCGCCGATATTGACTCGGAGGTTGTATTCGCAACCAAGGGCGCTCCGAAGAATGATGTCGAAGGTTTATTCTTTAATATGCTTATGAGCCGAGCCGATGAATCTTTCATGGGTAATGTGAAAGAGTTGGCAGAACGGATGCCTGAAGAGCATTCCAGTATTGTCACGACAATCGTTTCCTATCTCCAGCGAGTATCCAAAGAAGAGGAGTTGAACTAATGACCGATAAAAAACAATGGGGCGGTAAGCGTCCAAACCAAACAGGCAGACCTCCGAACCGCAAAGGAGTCAAACGAGTCCAATTTCATTGCATGATCGATCCAGCTACCAGGGATCAGATTAAGCATATCTCCGAGCAGAAGAAATTATCTGCCGGACAAATCATTGACGAGTGGGCTGAAGGTAGTAAGACAGAATAGCCTCTTAAATCGTCAGGAAAGCACCTAGAAAGCGTTTTTACCCTCCATCCTATATAATCTAGAACGCTAGGGTATAAGACCGCCAATCCCGCCATTCCTCTGAATGCCCTCCTTGCTGTGATTGACCGGCTACCAGCCTTATCGGTTATCTGATAATTATCTTTATACCTCTTAGACGGCATTGGATTTATATCGAATGCCCTCCTTGCTGTGATTGACCGAGTGTAATATGTGACGGGTGATCCAACTGAATATTTATACCTCCTTGCCGATATAATATTTTGAACGAGTGAATAAGTAGGCTGAGTGATATCGGTTCCACCGGTTAATCGGCTAAGCTGATGATTCATTTTATTCTTTTAATCGAATGAGCTTGTAGGCTGATAATGTAGTGGTTGCGGTTCACCGCTGGCCGGTGGCGGGCTTATCCCAATAGGCCGGCTTGACGGCCTTTGGGTAAGCGCGAGCTACCACTACTTACAGCCTGTCTTTCCACTAGTAGTAGTAGTAGTATATATATAGTTCACCTACTACTACTCAGATTCTACCGAGTTAGTACACTATCCTATCGCAATTTGAGCTTGGCAGAGTATATATTTTCGATCCCTCTACCGCCTTTCTGAACATCAATTTTGCCTCTCAGAAGCTTTAAAATGTTATTCATTCGTTCCTTGGTGACTTCATTATTCGTCAAATCCTGAAGCTGTAAACGCATAACATTGAATCCTTCGATCTGACCTTTTTCCAGCAATCCGAGTAATTTTTCAGCTAGGCTTTCGTTTAACTTTTTGGATTCTGCGGCCTGTCCAGGCTTTCTCAGATTGGGATCGAGGTCGGGCTTATGGATGAAGTTCGGCCAAGAGAATTCGACTACCTGTTTATCGGGGGTGGGAAAGTTTCTCAGCGTTCCCTCGAGGACCAGGTGATATTCTTCCTCGTGGGGAGTAAGGGTGAGGATGGCATCGGGATCTCTTGCGAATACTCCTGAACCGCTTGCTCGGTCGATATGATCGGTTTCTGCTTTATTCCCTTTTGAGAAGTGGTGGGCATAGACGAATGCACAGCCTAACTGCTCGGAGAATCGTTCCATTTTATTGAGGACCGCGGAGACTGAGCCGGCATCATTCTCATCGTATTCCCCGCCTAATTTATAAAATGGATCGACAATTACGAGGTCGGGATCGAAGTCTTTAATGTTTTGGATGTGGAGTGCCAGTTCATCGAGGGACCGGTTCTGCCCTCGTAAGCCACAATATCGATAATTTGTGGTGGGGGTGTAATTATTATCGGGGTGATTAATAACCTCCTTTATTCGTTCCTTGGCGAGGCGGGGGACAAGCTCGAAGTCGAGGTATACAACCTTTGCACTCTTGGTTAATCTTATGACCCATCCAGCTCAAGCCATTTGCGGCGGCTAGGCCGAGGTGCATGAGGGCAAGAGTCTTACCCGCCTTCGAGGAGCCTGAGAGTATCATCTTACAGCCCTTATGGAGGATGGTATCAATTAGTACCGGTGGAAGAGTGGAAGGATCGGAGGCATCCGCCATGACTTGGAATAGATCGATAAATTCGGGAGCGGGTAATGGATCATCAGTAATCGCATTTAATTCGATGGCGGGGATTGGTTCCTGATAGGATGCGGTGGGCGATTTGCCCGCTAGGAACCGATCCACTTCATCGGCGGTGGATAGTGTTTGCTCGTTAATGTAATCTTCTCTTTTGGCCATAGTATTATTTTGTGTGATTTTTGATTAATGATAAAATTATTTGGGGCTTTAAATTTATGTGATTTCTGACAAGGAAAACGGCATCACCCTCGTTCATTCGTTGGGCATAATCCATCGCCTGAACGGGTGGGATGCCTAACTTAATAAACCTTCGGATGATCGTTGCCTTTAACAGCGTATTCTTCATTCCCGCCAAAACAGAATCGGTTGAATGGCGGAATACCGTTCTCCTTCTTTTCTGCGGGTTCCCCAGGGGAGTCGGCAAAGCTGAGACGAATTGGCAAATCGGGAATCTCCGCCTAGCTTTTGTGAGAGGGTAAGAAATTCATCCCGCTTACCGGCAATCCAGTGAAACCATGCATGGAGTGATTTTCCTCCTGAATTTACGATCATCTTGAGGGGGGCGATGTTTTCGAGTTGCTGGATAAATCCAAGCTGTTGCTCGAATGAGATCCCCTTGTCATCAATTTCGTGGAGCAAATACTTTCGGCACTTTAGATTCTGTTCGTTTCTGCCGGTTGGCTGATCGACTGATGGGTTGTAAGTGGTGTACTGGTATTGTGAGAGGTCGTGCTTTGTCCATGTATCCACTCGGTTACAATATTCGAGTGGCTTATTAAATAGTTCGGGCTGTACGAATATCACATCATCGGGATCGAACAGACCGCCCAGCGCATCCGCCGCATTCTTTGGAATGGCATCGGATCGGAGGGAATATTCATCGAATAGGCCGGCATATCCAATGGATGATTTTTGGAGTGATGGATCGACCTCGGTCCTTACCCGCTTGACGGTTATTCTGTTCGGATCGGCGAGGTGTTTCTGCGCACCGGTTATTGAGTTTCTAATCTCATTAGACTGGTGTGAGCGGTGGGATGTGTGCTGAAGTATTCGTTCGACTACCTGAACCGCCTGTTCTGTATCGTCTATAAATTTAGCCACGATTAGGCATAGCGGATTAAGTACATCATTGTGGTGGGAAAACTCTCCCTCGGGTAGCCGGTCAAACAGGCTACGGATCTCACCTTTCAGAGTAGCCATTAGTCGGAACCCTCTTCCCTAATAAATTGCTGGATATAATCGGTAATCTTCGTAATTGCTTCGGCCTCAATCTTACGAATAGTCCGCCTAGGTATCCCTGTTTTATCCGCCAGTTCCCGTTGGGAGAATCCGGCATGATCCTCGGGGACTTTGAGAAGCATATTTTTAAGCTTCGCTTCGGTGGCCATTTGCTTGGCTATATTTTTAGCTTTTCCCATCCTCACCCACCGACACCCATTGATCGATCATCCCTTTAGGTAGTCCCGCCTCTGAGACATGGTGATCGTTTTCATCCGGTTCATATCCTTTCCGAGATATGTGGACGATTTCCGTCAAAACCTCATGGGTATGTCCCCATCTACGAATCGCCCATGCTTCGTTCGGAAATCTTATATCATCAAATACTATGGTCCGCTTTCCGATGTATTGCTCGGCCGCCTTATAGGCCAAATCGATCCATATATTCGGATAAACCCCTTCCCTTCCCCACTCCGTCCCGAGGCTCTGTAATAACTGCCTGGTATTAATATTGTCGGGAAAGTTGGGAATGGGTTCTTCCTTAAAATGCAGATACTTTTCCCCCGGCAATATCACCTTGAGCATTTCTTTAATGGGAGTGGCGAAGGATAGAATAATCGCTCCCTCAATTGATTTGGCATAGGTCGATTTACCTACCGCCTTTGGACCGGTTAATCCGATAATTTTGTGGTTCATGTAGTAGTGAATAGTGATGTTATTATTGTGAGTACGAATGCGGCCACGATGTAGGCTAAGACGAGGACTGCGGTGATGAATAATCCGATTAGACCGATGGAGCGGAGGAGTTTCATCAGTAATGCGTTTTAATTTCCCCCTCTGCCGCCAAGGGTAGCCCTGGCATATAGAGAGGTTCTTCGGTTAATAGTTTGATCATTAAATCTAAAGCCGCCTGTCCCTCCGATTCGGCAACTTCAACAGTTACGGAATCGTGGACATGAAGGACAACGGGCAGACCAGCGGCCTCAATTCTTAGAAGTGCATCCGCCATAATATCCCGAGCAGTTGCCTGGACTAAGTTCTCAACGAGGAGTCCGCCATATAATTTCATCGACCCTTGCCCTCTTACCTTCTGACCAGTCAGTTCCTTGCCATTATCGTTTACATTGAAATATCGGATCAGATTCCCTGATCTCATGTTCATGATTGCACACTCGGGAGTCTGCCTTGCCTCCTCACGGATGTGGTCCTCGCACTTTTTCCATAGCTCGACAATCTTTGGATTCTGATTACGGAAATCTTTGACCTGTTTTCGGCTCTCAGAATCGGTCATATTTAATTTCCCACCGGTCAAAGCCTGAGCCACTTGGCCGAATTTCTTCGGACCGCATCCATAGCCCAAACCCAACACACGGGCTTTACATAAGTGACGAAGTTCGGGGGCTAAGTCCTTCATCGGTTCATCCTCGTTGTAGAGTCCAGTCGCTCGGCCATGTGCTTCGTATAAGTCTATCCCGCCTCTGACCAAACCTAAGAAATCAAAGTCCCCGCAAAGATAGGCCAACACTCTTGGCTCGATTTGCGATAGGTCGGCAGAAACCATTACTCGGCCCTTACCAGGTGTCAGACATTTCTTGGCCGAAGTTCCTTCCACCTCATCCCGAGGGATGCCCTGAAAGTTTAATCCACCCGCCCCACTCCATCGACCGGTATGGGGCGCACCGCAATATTTTAATCGGGTGGAAACTCGATGATCGGGGCGGACTCGAAGAATCATAGATATATAAGTCTGCCTCGCTTTATTCGCTTTCCTCCACCTTGTCATTGCCTCAAGGATCGGAGCATACTGCGGATTTCTAGCCTTCCATAAAAGTAATTCCGAATCACCCTCCTGAGTAGACTTGGGAGGCTCGACATTCTGCATTTTTAAATAGGCGGCCATAGCAACAGTTGAAGTCGGTTCTCCTCCTCCTGGTCCAACCCAAGGCAGAAAGGTTTCGACCTCGGCCATGATTGCTTTCGATTTATCGATGTACTGCTGACAAAGTTTCTGATCGATTGCCATCCCTCGGGAAGCAGTCCTTCGGGTAAATGCGGACAATAAAAATTCTTTTTCGGGGAACGAATCTTTCAGTTCGTTATAAATGCGGATACAGGCTCGGCTATCGCCCAATGCATACTCTTTGAACGATTCATTTCCGAGGATCTCTTCGGGTCGAAGTCCGCTCATCTCATTTCGGGCATTCTTGTTTAGTTCCTCACCGAATAATTCCTTATATGCTCCCGCCAATGACCTCGGAAGCTGATGCCAGCTCGCCATATCCGCCGTACAAATCCATTCCTTCGGAGTAAACTGTGGCATCTGCCCCCTCGCCATTGCCATTCGACAGCATACCGAATCGAACTCGGCATTATGTGCGCAGATCGATTGTCCGTTTAGAATATCAACCGGTAAATCCCTTGGATCTCCTACCCACTCAAATCCATCATCGGCTACCAGGCTAACTATGGTTACTCTGAAGTCAGGGTGTTTGGCATATCTGTCTAATCCCATCGTGGCCACGCTGTA